AAATCTTACCACCTTAAGTCGTAAGGTAGATGAACGCGATGAAGAAGTTGCTTGCATTTGTGGGCATACATCAAGTAGAATTTACAACACACCAAGTATCCGCTTTAATGGTAGCGGTTTCTATTCAACAGGAGGCTAGAAGATGGAATGGATTATAGGCTTTGTACTATACGTAGGGTTGACAGGTTTAATCATAACCTTTATGATGAGTTCTACACGCAAAGACAAGGAGTCACGTAATGAGTTGTAAAGTATGCGACGAAGGTGGATGCAGTAATTGTGCACCACAGAATGACACACTACAGTTTGCTAGTGGTAAAGAGATAGAAGAATTCTATGACAACTACGGCGAAGCAGTCTATGTAGACCCAGCCGAGTCTACTCCTGAGGTTGAGTAACTTCTTCTAAGTCCTCATCACGATAAGGCTTAAAGCCACCTATCTTGTTAATCATCTTACGGATAGCACGCTTGTGGCGCATACGCGCTGCATCTTCTGAACCAATCTCTAACTCTTTAGCGATGTCAGGAAAGTCCATAGCCTCTGCATAGCGTAGGAATAATACCTGCCTATCTTCTTTAGGTAGTTTCCAAAAGGCATAGTCTACTTCAATCATCATAGCCATAAGATTGCCACCCTCATTAGGTGCAGAGGGACGCCCTGGTCTGCCAAGATTTAACTTATGGGTTACACCCCATTCACCTCTTAAGACAGGAGGAAGCAAGGCTTCAACCATATCTGCTTCATAATAAAACAAGTCGCTAGTCTCATAGCCACCAGACTTAGCCTTCCAATGCTGGCAATAATCTAATGCTTGGTTACGTAGGCTACGATAGATAAGGTTCTTAGCATCCTTAACTCCGATTGCTTCCCAAGTATCTAACTTATTAGGATGTTCAAGGAACCATTGATAGAGTGCTTGTCTAATATCTTGTGACTCAATGTCGTTAAACTTACGTGAGTACTCAGTGGTGACAGCATCTACTACGTACTGCCAAGGTTCAATGCGCGACCACTCTAATGTCATTTAATTCTTACTCCGTTATCTAGGTGGAGAAAACCTACAAGTTTCATCTTGTTATTCTTATTAGCAAACTCTGTTGTGCTAGGTAACCACTTCTCATCCCACTGTATAGGCATCATCATATGCAAAGGGAAAGCCCACACACCTTCGGGTGTTGAGTTAATGTACCAAGGTGTAAAGCCTAGTAAGTTTGCCTCTTCAAGTAAGAAGTCATACTTCATCTTCTCAATCAACAGGTCAGGGTAGTGTGTCTTTCGTGACTTAAGTTCGATAAACATTTTGTATCTATCAGTGGTGCAATCAAAGCCATCGTACTCTAATGGAGAATGCACAAGGTCAGTTAGGTACGTATCTCTTAGCCATTCAAAGAGTTCTTTTTCTTTCACTCAGTATCCCACTGTCCCCGCAATACAAGTAAACCTATAATTGCGTAATTAGCCATATCCTTGAAGGAGTCCTCAAGGCTTTCGTGCTGGGGAGTTGCGTTGTTATCTATTAGGTGGTTAATTCTAGCAGACTTATCGTGCATACGCACACGCAATCCATTGAGCGCACCGCCTGGTGCATTGGATATATTCTTCGGTCCATAATCTTTATGCTTAGACAGCAACAACTCTGCCAACTCAGCCATCGTGTTAGACAGGTGTGCTTCCAGTCTTACCTCGCGCTTAATAGAGGCACTGTAATTGTCACTATCAGTGAGGTATCCATCTTCTCCGTCCGTGTTACGTTCAACCCTAAATCTGTCAAATATTGGATAATCTGCCATATCTCTTCACTCCCTGCCTTCGTCATCTTTAGGTTCCTCCGCTAGTAAATTCTGTAAGTCTCTGTCGAAGTCTTGTAATGCTGACTTGACTATGACATCTTCTATCAACTCATCAACCAACTCATATCCCATCTCACTTGCAAACAATGTGACATAGGTAGACTGAGTAATCAGTTTAATTTGTTCTGGGTTCTCTGCATTGTTGTACATAAACCTTAGCAGTGAGCCTAGCATAAGTTTGAACCCAGAGGGCAACAGATAGTAAGGGTCGAACTGCTCATCATCATCTAGCATATGGTCTACTAAAGCAAATGAACTATCAAATGTTACCTTACATTCATTGCAGTAGTTATGTGGTGGTGAATCTTCAAGGCTCACTTGTTCTCCCTATAAAATAAATACAACGCTAGTGTGAGGAAGATACAAATATATGCAGCGGTCACAATTCTATACCCATCTTTGAATAGAAGTATGCAGAACCTTCTTGCAAGTACAACGAATTAACATCGTGTCCGTCGGGGGATTGAACGATAGTAACTGGCAATTCTCTGGCAAGACTACGGGCGAATTCTGTTCCTGGTTGGTCGCCATCAGCAAAGACAAAGACTCGTTCAAAGTCTGCGAGCAGTCGTGTGTAATGCTTCTTCCAAGAGTTTGCCCCAGGGACTCCAACGCAGGGAATTCCAACGACGCGAGCCATAGTAAGTGTATCAATCTCGCCTTCACATATTCCAATATAATCACTGGCTCGCTCCACATCTGTGACGTTATACATTCTAGTCTCAGCCCCTGTCATACCCATATACTTTGGTTCAACTGCAGGGTTAAGACTTCTAAATCGTAGGTCAACTACACCAGTCTTAGTGATGTAAGGAATTGATAAGCGACCAACATACTGCTCGTGTCCTACTTCAGGCTCCGCGACTACGCCTAATGATGCCAGACGCGCTACCTCTAGTGGAATTCCCCGACTTGCTAGGTAATCTTCCGCCAGAGAGATGCTTTCCGCGTACGTTGCTGCTGCTATCCCCAGTAATTCTTTCTGCAAACCGCTTTGCTTCATTGAAGTTCAACCCTTCTTGACGACAGATGATTTGAATACTGTTTCCTTGTACTCCACAAGCGAAGCAGATGAAGATGTTCTTGTCCAAGTTCGCACTACCACTTTGGTGTGTGTCAGAATGGAAGGGACACTTGAGATTAATCTGTCCGTGTGTGGTTCTAACTCTTGCTCCGTAGTGTTCAAGTATGGCTTTGATACTTGGTAGGTCATTGTCAATTCTTATCACCATAACCTGCATCTCTTAATAGTTTAACGCCATCTTCTAGGCGAACCAACATTACCCAATCTCCCACTGATTTTTCTCCCTGTCCATTAAGTCGTAGAACTACTACGCCTAAGTCTTTATCGTTTGCTCTGTCTTTTAATTGTGCTATTGCTGCAGCAGGATTGAATCCTGTGCGAGCCTTTACTTCCCAGTCAATTCCAACAGTACCAGTAACATCGCTACCGCTGCGCCCAGCACCAGTACTCTCAGCAAAAGGGAAACCATTGTCAACCAGATAATTAGCCAGTACTTTTTGACTACGATATCCCCTATGTTTACGCGACTGAGATGGCATCTACGAAGCACTCTTATCCTTATTCAAGATACGAACTGCCCACTCTAACCCAGCGTTAAGTCCATCAGTCCACTCATCTGTGACTGGTACCTTGGCTGCTTGAATCTTATCTACTAAGGCTGCTACTTCAGTCTTAAGACCAAGCAGTACAAGTGCACGAACTTCCTGAGTTGTATCGTCTTCTTCTTCTCTAATCATTTCACTCCTTGAATTCAGCAACTGGCACACGCCAGCCTTTGATGTATGAATCATACCACGTATCGTTCATATAATCTTGAGCCTTGATGTAGCCATACACCTCAACCTCAGAGTAGTACTCAGTGTCTAATACCTTAGCACCGAATACATAGTTGTCCTTGTCCTTATCCCAGAATGGAATTGAATCCTGAGTACGGATAGAGCGAACCTCAAAGTTAGTGTGTACATCTGCAAGATGTTTACGCTGTGGATGTAGGTGATTGGGATACCAAGGTACATTCCAACTGACGTTGTACTGTTTGGCAACAGCCCACTCACAGATGTTAGCCCTGATATTAGATAGTAGTTCGTGTTCTAACTTTCCATCTGCCTTGCCTTGGGCATAGTTAGGTTTGTCAACAGACCCAAACTTAGTAAGCCATCTCTCCGTTGCAAGCATTGTGCATAGACGCACTTCCTCTTGACTTAAGGAGACAATCATCCTCCGTTGCCTTCGGGTATGTCACCTATCCACATAAACTCAGGGTTCCAGGATAGCCAAGCAAGCATATTGCCATTAGCATCTGCTCTTCCATATCTGTTCTTGACTGGTGCTATAGCCATAGATGTACCGACAACACCAAGTGTGCAGATAAGAGCAGGTAACTGCGCAACCTTACCTTGAAGGGCGCTTCTAGGCTGGCAAGGGTTACCTGGAACAGCCTCACTAGTATGATGGAGTATAATAATAGCAGCATTAGTGTCACGGGCAAGAAATTTCAACTCCTTCATAATCGCACGCATAGATGCGAACTCTTCGCCACCATCGGTGGCAATATCCATTAGGTTATCTACAAAGATTGCCTCTGGTGGACAACCCCATAGTTCTTCAAAGGCTTGTACCTCTTCATCAATATCTTGTAGCGTAGGTGATGATTCAAATGACCACACAATGTGTGCACCTTTAGCAAGTACTGCCTTAGTCCAACCAGTATCTGTGTTCATCTTGTGCTCAACATCTGTCTGATTCTTACCGCTAATCATTGATGCTAGGCGCATAGCCATAGTGTGTGCGTTAGTATCTGCTGAAATGTAGAGACTAGGCACCTTCATATTAAGGGCTAAAGCCAGTGCTAGAGTGGACTTTCCCACACCTGGAGTACCAGCAAGCATAGAGACTTCTGCTCTACGAAATATAATCTTATTAGATTCAAAGGAACGAAAGACAAAAGGTAATGGTTCACCACCTATGTCTGCTCTACCTACAGAACGGACAAGGGTTCTCATTACTTACCTCTTATAATTTTAGCAATATGTTGATAGACAGATTTAGCAAAGTAATCTCGTGATGAATCACAAACTGGTGTTACTGGTTCTGCATTACAGTTGTAGCAATTCTGATGTAATGGGATGCCTTCGTTAAACTGACCCCAAGTCATAGTGTAGCCTTCTACTTCTTTTGCTGCTGCTTCACGAGCAGTGTTGTAGCCATCTACATATGCTTCTTGTAATAAATACTTAATTGTTTTTTCCATCATATTCTCCCGTCGAATTGAAATGGTAGAGGGGTAAATATCTTCCCCTAATAAATACCCCTCCACCAATTTTAGTTTACATCAATGTTTAGCCATTGACTGGTGAGCATTGGTCTGCTCCTTGTGGTTGTGGGCAAACCCACATCTGATAAGGCTTTCCGTTCTTCTTGCTGATTCCCGATAGGAACTTGCGTGCTCCGTGTGTACACGTTGGTCCCGTACTTGACGGAGCCTGAGTCGGGGCGGGTGCGGAGGTAGCCCAAACTGGAATGTCTGCTGTTGAAGTAGTGGTCGCCAAAGGGGCAGCCACACTCGCACCATTAAGCATCTTTGCAGTTGCTGCAATCTGTGTTGAGTAGTCAGAGATTCCCTCTAGCAATACGCTGAGTTCATCTGCAGTGTTAGCGCGTACGTTAATCATATCGCCTGTGCCAGTCTTGTAACTGACCTGTAACTTCCAGTTTTCAGTAGTCATTACTTGTTCTCCTGTTCTTCTGCAAAGCCTAGTGCCTTGCGTGCTTCTGGTATTGAAATGATTTTCATTTCAACTGCAACAAGTATATCCTGTGCAGTCAGTGTATTTACTGTAGCCATTATTTTCCTTTGGTAAATTGGCAATGCTCTGTGAGTCCACAGAAATTGCACGATTGTAGGTTCGGTAGAAATATACCAGCCTTTCGTGCTTTGTCAAATCCATCAACAAAATACTCAAGCGTGTCTAATGTATATCTACTCAGGTCAATCATCTCACCTGTGCCAGATTCTCTGGACATCCAGTAATTACCTAGATTGACTTCCACTCCAAGCATCTGCTCAACTCCTACTTTGTAGAAGCCTAGTTGTAGGTCAGATTGAGGACGCGCTCTTGATGTCTTAAGGTCAACGATAACTAACTTACCATCTACCTCAAAGATTCTATCAATGAACATCTTCACTGGTACACCAGCAATGATTGGATTAAGTTCTAGTTCGATAGCCTTTGCACCCTGATGGGTAGTCCAGATTTTCCAACTAGGATTGTTCTTGCGCCAAGTGATGTAATCATCCGTCCACTTGGAACCTTGTTCATACCACCAAGTGCCATCCTCTTTGTTGGGATTTAGTTTGGTTGCTCGTCCTGCTGTACGTGCCTTAGTGAAATCAAGTCCATCAATCTCTTTTATCCACGCATCGTGCCAATAAGTATTAACCATTTTCTTTGTCCCAGTTCTCTGCTGCTAAGTGGAACGCACGTCCACCTGCTGACCACACTGATGGTTCCTCTGGAACTTTAAGTAATCTTCCTAAGTAGTACTGATAACCACAGGTTAGGAATGTAGTAAATGCTGAATAGGATATATGTTCTGGCAATTCATAGCCATCTAACTTAATCATTTGTTTCCCCTGTCTTAGATAGATAGCACCCTGAAACGGCGACAGGAGAGAAGCCAAGAATCAGGGTACTATCTAAGATTATTATATCATATGGTCTTTGTTAACATAGGTTTTTAGCCTATGACAATTAGAACATAATGTCATTAAGTTGTCAACCTCATTGTTGGAATGATTTCCATCTACGTGGTCTATGTCTAATTGTACACTATAGATTGCAATAAAGCCACAAGACTCGCAGTATTTTTTCTTAAAGATTTGATATTTATTTTTACGACAAGAAGTACATTTAGTGCCATATGTCTTGACACCGTTGATTCTTCCTTTTGATTCTGTCTTATTTCCACAAGAACATAATCTCTGTAATCTAGTTATCAGCGTGTCCTATTCAGTCATCCTGTCGGATTCCTGATTTTAGGAACACGCCCCCAAACCCCCAATTTTTTTAATAAAAAACTGACGATTCTAGGACACATTCAAATAGGTTCCGACGTATGTCATCATCCTTCATTTGAGGTATCCGCCCCACTCTTGCGAGTGAGACAATTAAAGCACACTCAAGGAGTTAATGCAAGTATTTAGACACGCCGTAAAAACAGAAAAGACCCCCAGAATCACAGGGGTTTAGTCCTATGACCCTAGGGGTCTGGTACTTCTGGTCAATCTGGTACTGAAAACCCGTCTACGGGACTCCTAGGTACCTTAAAATGGCATCGTAGTAGCCTACTTAGCACCACGTCCGAAGGTTGTTTCCTTTGGGTCAAGTGCTTTAAGGACTGGACCTGCAACTGCAGCAACTCCTGCCATAAGTAGTGACTTAGGGTCAGTGACTCCAGATAGGTATAGGGCGATAACTGATGCGATGGCTGCACGTAGGTAGGTAGCAGCGATTGCTTCTAACTTCTTCTTGTTCATTTGTTCTCCTTCTTCTTTGGCTTAGGCTTAAGTGCTGCCTTTACCTTGTTGATGGTTGTTGGTGTTCCCAGCCAAGGGAACCAAGGCGAGGTGTCGTTTCCACATTCTTCCTTGATGGAGATGTGAAGATGCTTGTTGTGCTTATTGGAACCTGTGTATGGACGGTCACCATCTGAGGCTCTATCCTTTGCCCAAATCTTTCCCTTAAAAATAAGATACTTGACTCTTGAGTCTTCCTTTAACTTCTGGAAGATATCATCGCAATCAATCCCACCTAGTTTATCGTGGGTTAAATCAACAGCAAAGCCTGTGTTGTGGTCACTGCTGGGATTCTGATGGATATGCGCTGCTGATGGCAGTAGTCCATCGGATGCTTTCATACGAGATGGACATATCGCTGTTGCTTGTCTTAGTACTGCGATAGCAGCAGGTGTGGCTTTCTTAACTACAGGTTTCATTTATTCTCCATCTTTCTTTTCTTTTGGTTTAGACTTCAATCCATTTCCTGCAAGTACGCCAGCAAGAGAACCAGTAAGAAACACGCACAAGGTACTAACAAGGTCAATAAATGCAGCATCGTTAGGTGCCTGTTCTCCTAAGGGTTGGGTAATAAATAGCAGTGCATATAGCAATGCAAACACAGAACCAGCAAACACAATGGCTAGTATGATTCCGATAGTTACAATCAGTCTTGCGTGTAAGTCCTCTGGACTAAACTTATTTCTTGTCTTCATCTAATACTCCAGGCAAAATGTCTTTGGTACAAGTACCAGTAGGGATACATTGTGGGGGATTACATTCTGGTTTCTTCCAGTTCTCAAACTCTTGGCACGGGTATCTAACCCAGCCTTGGTAACCGCAACCGCTAAGAGTTATTGCGAGTAAGAAGAATGCGATAAACTTCTTCAACTTGACGCTCCAATCTTTCAACAGAATCCTTAAGGCTTGAACCACCGTTAGGCTTAAGTTCATATAGATAGTGCTTAACTAGCCATCTAACGGCACCACTGAAAGCGGTTATCATTGCGATGACAGATACGATTATTCCTGCCCAGTTTGCTGGCGTCATTAGTTGTTCTCCATGATTTTATAACGTTCTGATGGTTAGTAGTAAAGTTCCGCCGAATCCAGAGAATCTTTTATCGGAAGGAGTTCTATTGGTGAATTGCAGTTGTTCAATTAGACCTAGGTATGTTTCCCCAGTTCTAAAGTCTTCGATACGCACTGTATCACCAGCACTTTCTGTTCTTTCTAGTTCAAGCAACTTGTCGTATGCTGAGCCCTCATAGCCAACCTGGATGCCAAAGGAATCTAGTTCTCTGTCATAACAGGCTAATGGATACTGGATTAGGCGTTGACGTGGGATAGCAGGCAGTGCCTTTAATTGATAGCCACTCAAAACTGGCCCATTTGCACTATTTGATGCTGAACGAGTTAGTGTAAACTTAAAGGATAGATACTCCTGAGCACCAGTAGGATAAGATATTCCAACCTCTGAAATAGTACTTGTCTGTGGAAAATTTCCAATTGTGTATTGATTGTCTACTGAGTCAATTGATTGGATAAACAATCCACCATTAGCAGTATCAAATCTTGGCTTTAAAGTTTTAAATACTTTATTCTCAAGGGTGGCATATCGAATCTTACCAGTCTGAATATGACCAGTTGACATCAATGTTGATTCGTTTTCACGGTATACGTGACCATTTTCGCTAGTGGCATATGCTGTTGAGAACATTAGTCTATTTAAACTTCCAGCAAAAGCCACACCAGTTGTTTGATGTGCAGTATTTATTGGCAGTGTTCCGCCTACTGTTGTATCGTAGTACAGGTCATTTGCATAAGCAAAACGAAGAGCCTCAACCTCATCATCAAGGTTCATGCGGATAAGACCAGGTTCTCCATCTACTCCTGTAGCACACCATACATAACGATCACGAGCAGCAAAGTCATAGCATGGCTGTGTGGTTTCTACAATAAGTGGTCCGTAGGAAAGAGAACCATCTTGGTCTGAAACAGACGCAACGCGGATACCT